AGCGTGACTGCTCTTCATCCCGTGGCTCACAAGCGTATTCTTGTGGTTGAAGACAACGCCGCCGTCCTGGACATCATTCATGCCGCCATGACCAATCAGAACTATCTGGTTACAACCGCAACTGCAGGTCTAGAAGCTTTCCGTTTGATTAAGGAGCAGGAATTTGATCTTCTGATTGTCGATCTAACTCTTCCAGGCCTAGCATCAGGAACCGAAGTCGCTGACGCTATGATTGAAGAACATCCGTGTGCAAAGATCCTGCTAACTACTGGTAGACTAGATCGCCAAGACATCGCTGTTAATTCTGAGTACCATCTTCTTATCAAACCATTCTCCATGGAGAAGCTCACAAAGACTGTTAAGAAAATCCTGACCTAGGAGTCGTCATGAAGAATATCAATAGCCGATTTAACGCTTTGGCCGAGTGGACCTCAAAGAGCACAGGTAGTCCCTTGAGTTTCTTCATAGCTTTGGCTCTGGTCTTGGGATGGGCTGCCACGGGTCCCATATTTGAATTCTCGCCCACTTGGCAGCTAGTAATCAATACGGGTACCACCATCGCGACTTTCCTAATGGTCTTCCTTCTGCAGAACACGCAGAACCGTACCACCAACGAACTCAACAAGAACACCGAGGAGTTGAAGAAGATGGTACGACGTATGGCCAGTGACAATCGTAAGCTATTGGCCAAGCTCGAGGAGATCGAAGAAGACATCGAGGAACTTGCAGAAGACGACGAGGTTGACTCAACGCCCCCGTCCGAGTTATAAATAGAGCATTGGATAGTTAATTCACGTGGCCGTGGACCCAGTCTTGATTTGATAAATACCTCTGGAAACGGAGGCTTTATGGCAAATCATTGGACGGGTAAAACCCATACTCCAGAAACAAAGCAAAAGCTTTCTGAGATTAGTCAGAAGCGATGGGCTGATGGTGTCTGCAAGCCACGGCGTATCCAATCTGAAGAAACCAAAGAAAAGATTCGTGCTGCCCTTGCTGGTAAGCCTAGAACTCCTAGGACAATTTCACCTGAGCGTGAAGCGATTCGCCGTGAGAAGATTAGACAATCCGCTCTTAATCGCAAACTTGGTGGCTACCAAGAAGGATCTGGGAGAGGGAAGAAAGGTCGATACAAAGGATATTGGTGTGATAGCAGCTATGAGCTCGCATGGGTGATCTACCAATTGGATCATGGAGTCTCATTCACAAGAAACACCAAGAAGTTTCCCTATGAGTTTGAGGGGAAGACATGTCATTGGATTCCGGACTTCATTTTAGCTGATGGATCGTATGTAGAAATCAAGGGTTATGAGACAGATCAATCACGAGCCAAGCTAAAGGATTTCATCCATCCAATCGTTCTTCTCAAGGAGAAAGATTTGCATGATGTGTTCAGTTATGTTAAAGATAAATATGGAAGCGATTTCATATCGCTTTATGGAGGGTAGGGTACCTGGTGGTACAAACGGTCTTGAAAACCGTCCTAACCGAAAGGTTAAGGGTTCGACTCCTTTACCCTCCGCCAACCCCATAGATTTAACAATGAATCCTTTAGATCCATGCTCGGTGGTGTCGATTGTGGCGTGCCATGCGTACGAAACGCAAGCTTACGAGGGTCACCTCGCGTCAGGCTTACCATTTAGGATTCGTTGTTGGCGGGGACAAGTGTATATTGGTTATGGGTTCTCCATTCCAGTTACTCATATGATCACACCTGATTGCATCAAATTTTTCTATGATCTTGGTCCAGATTATTTCTTAACTGAAGAATTGGCTCGTGATCTAGTAGAACTTGGTTGGGTGGAGTGGGATGAACCCTAGTACCTTCCGACAACGCTCTAGACATATTGGCAAACTGCTCTAATATAGAGCAATGACATTTGAACTAGAACGTGACCGCGCCCTTGGTGCGATGATTGGTTTGGCGGTTGGTGATGCCGTGGGAACCACCCTAGAGTTCAAAGAACGTGGTGAATTCACTCCTATTACTGACATGATCGGAGGTGGCCCTTTCCGTCTCGCGGTTGGCGAGTGGACCGATGACACGTCGATGGCATTGTGCCTCTTGGATTGTCTATTGACTCACGAAGCCATCCTACCTGATGAACTCCTCTATATGTTCTACCTCTGGTATGAGAAGGGCTACAACTCTCACAACAAACGGTGCTTTGACATCGGAACGACCACCCGTGACGCGCTGAATCAGTGGAAGCGCACTGGACAGACTATTGCTCCTGACCTGAACTACCTCTCGGGTAACGGTGGTATCATGCGCCTCGCACCCGTTCCCATCTACTGGTGGTATAATGACACGCTGGCCGCAGAGAATGCACGGCTTCAAAGCCAGACCACGCATGGTAGCGCCGAATGCCTGGATACTGCGGACAAGCTGGCTCGTATCATTGCTCGCGGGATCAGGGGTGAAGATCAGGGCTTGAATGAAAAGCTCAAGTCATTCCAAGAGAATGTCATCAGCTCATCCGGCTATGTCATTGATACCTTTGTTGCAGCGCAATGGGCCGTGGTCACCACAGACAACTTCCGTGATGCCATTCTGAAGGCTGCTAACCTAGGCGATGATGCTGACACTGTTGCCGCGGTGGCTGGACAGATCGCTGGCTCACTGTATGGCCTGTCGGGCATCCCCGTGGAATGGGTAGAGAAGCTGGCCTGGAAGGATCGCATCCTCGATCTCACGAACACTCTGTTCGATATGAGTCTGTCCAATCCACTGGCACCTTCCGCTTGACACTCTGGTAGCCAGTGTTAGATTGGCCTTCGAACAGAGGAGGCCACCATGCAGGAACGCAAAGAACAATCGCTGGCGCAAACAATCGCTCAGCTGCTTCGTGGCCTTTCCCCGCAGGAACGTAATTTCTATCTGCCCGGAGACCAACGCAAGTGAGCGACCTGTTCGGCGAGTCACATCACCTCGAGGCAGAGGATGAGAACCATGAGGCTCCCAAGGAGTTGGTGATCGCCCTGCCATGCACACCATTCAAGTTGGGTGCGAATGGCGCAATGGTCGTCATCGTGCCGGAGAAAAAGCAATGACGCCTTACATCACTCGCGTCGCCCCCAGCCCCACGGGCGTGATGCACATCGGTACCGCGCGTACCGCACTCTTCAACTGGCTCGCGGCTCGCGCCTCGGGCGGCAAGTTCTATCTGCGCATCGACGACACCGATGATTCGCGGAACGATGCCGCTCACGTCGACCTCATCAAGGCCTCGCTGGCCTGGCTGAATCTCGACTACGATGATATTTTGTTCCAAAGCTCTGATGTCTCGCGCGATCGTGCGGTGGCCTGGGCCAATGATCTTGTGGCCATGAACCTCGCACAAGTTCTGGACAACGGTGCGATCGCGCTCGTGTGGGATCGCATGATGCCCGACAGCTGGGACGACGTGGTCTCCGGCCATCACGACATCACGGATGATTCCATCGACAAGACCATTGATGGAACCATCCTGATCCGAGGTGGTGATAACGTGGGCAAGCCCACCTACCACTGGAACAGTGTGTGCGATGATTTCGCGATGGGCATCAACTATATCATCCGCGGCAACGACCACATCACGAACACTGATCGTCAAGTCGCGATGTGGTGGGCGCTGGACCGCATCAATGGCAGCCTTCCCGCTGCTGATATGCTGGATCGTCCCCTTCCCACGTTCGCTCACGTGTCCTTGATTTTCAAGGACAAGAAGAAGCTGAGCAAGCGCGATGGCGCGGCATCGCTGATGCATTATCGTGACGCCGGCTATGACCGGGACGCCATCTTCGGCTTCCTGTTGGGTCAAGGCTGGGGCCGCAGCGACGGCAACACCAAGCACCTTATGACGCGGGACGACGCCCTGGCGATGTTCCTCGACGGTGGTAACTTCATCAGCCGAACCAATACGGGATTCGACCAATTCATCTTGGATTCGTTGGATCGTAAGTGGAAGGCCCGCAAGGAGAAGGCTGCATGACCTGGCTGTTCAACATTCTCATTGTGGTCGGTGCTACGGCACTGACCCTAAGTGTGATCTCGTTCCTTCTCCACTTCGTCTTCGTGGGATGGCGCAAGGATCTTCTTAAGTGGGGTAAGGCTCTGTTCATCATCGGCGCCGTACTGGTGATCGTACCGAGTGGAGCCAAGCCACTTGTTGGTTGGCTGACCCGAGGGCCAACCGCGGAACAGGTGGCCGAACAGGAAGCCGCTGCCAAGTTGGTTGCCGATCGTAAGGCTGCCCAGGAACGTGAAGAAGCCGCCAACCTGGCCAGAGATCGACAGGTCATTGAATCACAGAGACAGCAAGCCGCCGCGCTGGCTGCCCGCAATCAACCACCCGCCCCTGTGCGCCCCGTAGCCGCCCCTCGAGTCTGGATTGTACCTTCGGGCTCGGCTGGTTTCTTCATGTCTTCCCAGGGCGTCATTGACGGTTCTCGGGCATATCTTCCGGGCAGTCACCCCCAGCGTCCTGGAGGTCGAGTATTTCTCGTAAACATTGAACCTGAGATTATTCTTTTCAATCAAGCGGTGGGCGAGGATGCTGCAACCATAAGTGCCACCTCTCGCGATAATGAAGTCACGAATGTTACCGTGGCGATTACATGGCTCGTGGTTCCAGAGAACGTGGCCCTCTTTAAGAGTAAGATGGGGCAGCGTACTCTCTATACTCCGATCTTCTATGATATTGCCCGAGGCTCTGTTCGTACGAGCATCTCACGATTTGATTGGTCGCCTGCAACCAATGCCACGAGTGTTATGAATCGACAGGCTTTCGCCCGAGACATTCAGGCAGAGCTGGAACGCCACACTGAAGCTCACTTCCGTCGACTGGGCTTCGGAGACCAAAGTGGCAACATTATCCGCTTTGGTGAAGTCAGTCTCCGGCAAATCACACACGATCGTTGACAATGTAGAATGCGCTCTTTAGAAGAGCGCATTCTAGCCCCTCCAGGGCTTAGATCGAAACCTTGGCGTAAATACCAAGTGGACCTGGAGGATGATATGTTTGCACTTGTTCGTGATGGCATCTGCATTTGTCGCTCAAGCGACCGTGTCTATTTGGAAAAGATATTACGTTGCCAACGCACATTGTCGCGCCTGAGCAACTTCCTCATCAAAACCATTTCTTGACAGTTCTCCAAGCCGTGCTCTATTCAGAGTAGAAGTAGGAGGATATCATGGCTGGTGACATCACAGAAGGACAAAAAGCCGCGAAGGTAGCTTGTCTGAATCATGGCATCGAGGGTCTACTCCATCAAGACTTTGCGAGTATGGCCAACGCCATTTACACAATGGGCCCAATAGGCGACACACATTGGGCTGTCAGGGATTACTTCCGTAGGAACCACAAAGAAGTAGAGCTCACCCAGGAAGCGGTTGCGGAAATCGCAGAAGCCACTTATATCGCTCTTAACGGCTACCAGCAGATTCAAAGAATAAATAAGGCATGAACACCGCTTATCAGATATGACGCTGCCAAAACCATAGGCTTCCTATGGGCGTACATCTGATGGTGACAAGAGCCTTATAATCTCTTTTGGCGGTAGATCCCCGCTTTGTTCTCGGTTTGATCCCGAGTGCGCCTACCAATTAACCGATAACCCAACCATAGCCCATGCCCTGCTCTACGCCGTTCTTGAGTTCTTCAAGAAGCGCGTCGTATTCGGCTTGGCCCTCGGCCTTCAGGCTATCGCCATTGAGTGTGGTTCCACCCTGTGGGCCCGCTATGCTACCAAACTTACTTCGGGCTTCACCAAGAATCATCTTGGATCTGGCGATGGTGCATCGCAGTAGCCATGGACGAGCATAGGTGTCGGCCAAGAGAGCATCAGTTGGACGATAATTGTAGATCCAAAGCAATACGGTCTCGGGGCCACGAATGTCACGTATGAGTTCGATACGATGAGCTGAGTGATCCCAAGAGAAATTGATGTAGGCACCAAACATTTTACCTACGAGTTCCTGAAAACCGGTCATAAGCTCGTAAGTAACCAAGGTACCAGCATTGCCACCCTGAAGTCCTAGAGTCATCTGATTGATGAACGCCGCGCCAAAGGGTTCAAAATTCATACCCGTTCCACTCGCCGTTCCGGTCGTCGCCCTGCGGAATATCTGGCGAACTTCTATGATCTCGTTTGGAAGAATGTAGGTGTTCTGTCCTGGTATAAGTTCCAAGAATGCCGTCCGCTCCTGGGTGGCGTTGCTGGATCGCTGACGATAGGTGTCGAGAGCGAAGTTCATCGCATCATCGAAGTGTTCAGGTGTGAGCTCAACTCGAACAATCCCGCCACCTAGAGCCCTGTGGGCTTCACCGATTAGCTTCTGACGTGGTGTGGTTATTTGAGTCATAGTATTCTCCCGGTGCGCTCGCCGTATTTATTGGATGTAGATAAATAGGTATATGGCCAAAGTTGAAATCCTACTCCAAGAATATCATCAGTATCTTGAAGAAAAGAAAGCTCTAGCCGCCATTGGTGCGGCTGGCGCAATTGCACTGGGTGGTGCGCATTTCATGAATAAGGACGCGGACGCGGCCACAGTTCAAAGTGATGGTGGTCATATATGGGGCGACGGAGACTGGGCATATCAGGATGATGAAGATACCGAAGCCACCGATCAGGATGATTCCGAAGAAGAAGAGCTCGGTGGTGATGTCAACTTCAATCGTCACGATGTGGACGTATTGAGTATGACCCTGTGGGGTGAAGCGCGTGGCGAAGGCGAGTCTGGCATGAGGGCGGTAGCCCACGTCATCGTCAACCGTGCCCGACATTCTCGTTGGAGTGACACCATCAGTGGGGTTGCCCAAGAAGATAGCCAATTCTCATGTTGGAATGACAACGACATCAACAGTGACCTGATGCCAAAGATGCTGGAGTTCTACAACTACTTGAAGCACAAGCCGGATGGTTGGGAAGAATGGTATTCGGAATTCAAGAGAAGTCCTGACTATCCCGGATTTAAGAAATATCTCGAAGCCCGTGAGATCGCACGAGACGTCTTGGAGAACCAAGACGACGATCCCACCAACGGAGCGGTGTTCTACCACACCGGCGCGGTATCACCGGATTGGGCTCGTGGTCAGCGTGTTGTGGCTCGCATCGGCGCCCATCAATTCTACCGTACCGACCGTAAAGTCTGAGCCCTCCACGCCCTACTAAATACAGGGCGGTAGGAGGATACCTATGAAGTCATTCGGTCTATGGGACAACAAGAAAAACGAGGACTACTATTTCCTCGATGGGGTGATCCTTGAGCAGTTTGAACGTGGTGGCATGGCCGCCCTCGTTCATAAGTATCTTGGTGTGCATGACCAGGGTGAAACCGGTGATGCCACACAACCCAGCGCAGCTAAGAGTAAGACCAAGAAGGAGCGGCAGATCCAAGACCTTCTCTTTCTAGAGAACCGTGATCGTCACTATTCTCCTGACCTCTTTGAACTCCGCGCCGTCTACAATTTGCAGGACAATGAATTCAACATGAGCCAGTTTGGTCTCTTCGTTGATGCCGACACCTTCTACGTCGAGATCCATCTCAATGATTGTCTGACCAAGATTGGTCGCAAGCTTATGAGTGGCGACGTCTTGGAGTTCCCACACCTACGAGATGACGCGCTCTTGGACGAGGACGCTCCGGCGATCAACAAATACTACCAGATCACCGATGTGAATCGTGCCGCTGGTGGATGGAGTCCAGTATGGCGCCCACACATACTCCGCATCAAAATCAAGCCCATGACTGCAAGTCAGGAATTTAGCGACATCTTGGATCGTGAAGAGGGTGACTTCAATGTGCGTGATCTCATTGGAGACTGGCAGGATCAAATCAACATCAGTCAGAGCATCGTTGAACAAGCTGAGTCAGACGTTCCCTTCCGTAACTTCCAGACTCTGCAATTCTACGTCGTTCCTGGCGACGAGGATGGTACCCAATATCCATGGATATTTGCCGGCGATGGCGAACCACCCAACGGAGCGGAAGTCGTGGGGTCGGGTAGAGACTTCCCTGAGTCCCCCTCTCTGGGTGACTGGTTCCTCAACACGGCACACGAGCCTAATGTTCTCTACCAACGAATAGAGGGTGGATGGAAGCGCAAGGAAGTGGACCTTCGAAGGAAATGGTCCGCCGCCCATAGAATATTGGAATCGTTTATTTCGAATAGGAATGTCTCGGAAATTCAAGGTGAGAGTGTAATCGAAAGACAACCATTGTCCAAAGTTCTAAAGCCCAGAGCTGATTTTTGATTTCCACTTAGACTCCCAAATTTCCATAATCTGATATCCTGATTTCAGAATCTTATCTCTCTTAGACAAAGTTTTGTTATATAGAGATCCGTAGGAAACCTTGCACACTGGATGAATGTCATTCTGGTTGGTAGTCAAGGGATTACCATGCCATTTATCACCCCAGAATTCGTACACCGTTAATGTGGTCGCATCGTAGCCATCGGCCACAATGAACGAACCATCTTCCATGAAGAGCTTAACCTGACGATGGAACCGATCATCAGGCAAGCCTAGATGATCCAACCAAGCATCTTGCATCCTATAGCGATTGGAACATTTGGGACAACCACTCCCCGCCAAATGGTTACATGCCAATTGATCGAATATACCATGCCTGGCACATTTTATTTGGACTTTCTGATTCAATCCAGAGTAAGTGACCAAATCATATAGGTATTTTTGGCCATGAATCTCGATGGATCTCTCAATGAAACTCTCTGTCGTCAATGGTTTGACCTTGGCGCATTCTTGACAACCCGCTCCACCCAAATGAAGATGTGGCAATTGCCAGAATTCTCCATGATCTCGGCAAATGATTCTAATTTTGGTGGTCACAGATTTGTACTCAACTTGTGAGTAATCATATCTATCACCATGTGTTTGAGTTGCTCTATCTACAAAACCAGATAATCCATAGCCACGCCTTTCACTTTCTTTGGTGGATGCGCATTTTGGACAACCCGATCCACTGAGATGGTTCGATGGTCTTTGATCAAAGTCTCCATGAATTTTGCAGGTGATGCACACTGGCCGATCTATTCTAGAATATTCAACCTTGGAATAATCATAAGTATCACCATGCGCCTTTGTGAATCTGTTTAGGATTCTTTCTAGAGTCTGCATTGGTCTTGCCATACTGCTTTTCCTTGATTGGTATAAATCTAAACTTATCAATTACTTATCTCCTTTGGCTAAATACTGCATATAACCATAAGGAGACGCTATGAATGACTTCCACATGAGTGCAAACGGAATTGCACTGATCAAACACTTTGAGAGCTTCGTTGCTGGTGCCTATGTTTGTCCAGCAGGTGTTCTTACTATTGGTTATGGTACCACTCTGGGTGTGAAGCGTGGTCAGGTTGTTTCGGAGAAACAAGCTACCGCTCTACTGGCTCGTGATCTCCTGGGCTTTGAAGCGGCGGTCAAGCGCCTCGTCAAGGTACAACTGACACAGAACCAGTTCGACGCCCTTGTGAGCTTCGCCTACAACTGTGGTGCTGCGAATCTCGCAAGTAGTACGATGTTGAAGCTTATCAACAACCGTCAATTTCAACTTGTGCCTGCTCAGTTCCTACGCTGGAACAAGGGAGGCGGCAAGGTCCTTGCTGGTCTGACTCGTCGTCGACGCAGCGAGATGTGGCTATGGCAGACCGGTACGCTCAAGTACGATTTCGAGGTATAATTCATGGCACTTGACTACTTCTATGACGCCCAACTTCGGAGATATTGGACTCAATTCGTTCGGATCTTTGAGGGCTTTCAATACCGCTCCGGTCGCAACGGTAGTGGTCAAGTCTCCATGCGTACCGTTCCTGTTAAACTAGCCAGTAAGGATCGCCTTGTCGGTCACATCCTGAGAAACAACTCTGAGAACACTACCCTGTCTACTCCACAGATGAGTTGCTGGATGAATAGTCTCTCAAGGGTTCCAGAGCGCGTACAAAGCCCCAACTTCACCAGCACGGTCAACGTGTGGGAACGAGCCATTGATCCCCTCACGAATAGTTACACTGGTGACCAGGGTAGGAGTTACACCGTTGAACGTATGATGGGTGTGCCCTACGACATGGTAATGAGTCTGGATATCTGGACCTCCAACGAGGATCAGAAGAGTCAGATCGTTGAGCAGATTCTTCAGCTATTCAACCCCAGTATTGACATGCAGGTCAGCGACAATCCCTTGGATTGGAATGCCCTTGGCATCGTGGAGTTTGAGAACATTGAATGGAGTTCCCGCTCTTTCCCAATCGGCACTGAGGATGACATCGACATCACAACGATGACTTTCCGTGTACCCATTTGGATCAGCCCGCCCGCAAAGGTAAAGAAACAGAATATCATCCAACAGATCATCACAAACATCACGGCAACTCCTACGATTGAACCACGCGAGGGCATCGTGACTGATACACATTACAGTGAATCTGATATGCGGAGTCGTCTAGTCATCACACCGGGTGATTATCACGTGGAGCTCTCAGGTGCCGTTGCCACTCTGTTGACTAGTGGTCAGGGTCTCACTGACGCTGATGACAACGAACTCGATTGGGCTAAGGTATTAGGCCTATATGGTAAGGTTCGTCCCGGTATTAGCCAGATCCGTTTCAAGACCACGGGTGATCTCGAGAACCACGACAATGACGTCATTGGTACGTTTGATCTCGACTTCGAGGTCAACAAAATGAACATTACGTTTGATCTCGAGACCCTACCCACCAATACCCTTCCGGGTATCAAGGGTGTGGTTGATCCACACCTCAATCACCCAGGCAACACCACCCCATTGACATCTCCTGTGATTGGCGATCGTTGGATGATACTCAATAGCATCGCAGCCAACACCACATGGGGCGCCTTCAGTGCTGGTGAGAATGATATCATTCAGTTCACTAACTCGGGATGGTCAGTGGTCTTCGACGCCAGCGCGACAGAAACCGCGGCCCGACTGACTCACAACACCACTGGCGTTCAATACAAGTGGACGGGTGGTGAGTGGGTCAACTCTCTGGAGGGGATTTATCGCCCTGGGTTTTGGAGGATATTCTTGTGATTCTAGCCACACACCATTCCGTAGAATGTGCTGGTCCACAGAAATACACAGGAGCCGTGAGTTCCTTGAACAGCACTGGGTTGGCCCAGTACAGAGTCTGACCCTTCTCGTCACGTCGGAATGAGGGATCAAGCGGTCCCTTACCACAAACCTCACAACGTATGGTGCCGCCAATCATTCTTGACTTCCTATAACCAAACCCGTAAATGTTTGGTAAATCTAGGTAGCAGATATGCCATCCAACATTCAAGAACTATATTGCTTCAGAGTCAAACAGGTGGTACAGGACGATGACGCCGCATATTGGCGCTACGCCCGAGACAATCACCGGAGTGATTACGAACCCAGCTTCATCACGAAAGCTGACGAGGCCACGCAATTCACGCTGGATCAAACCACAGATATCATCAAGCTTTATCAGAAGCTGATAAAGATATCTAAGGTCGTAGAAGCTCAGCTCGTGAAGGTCACCATCACCACGCAGATTGATGTCATTCCCATGGATCAGGAAGAGTTCCTTGAAGAACGCCGCCGGATCGCAATCGAAAAGTTGACTATGGATGACATCCACGCCCTGGGTGTGGAAAGTATGGCCACCTACAGCAAGCTCAAGTTTCACAAGTCTCCCACACCCGCGCTTCGTGAAAGCCCTCCCTTTTGACCACTAGCTCTCTATATCGCATCCGCAACGGTAAGGGTCTGTGGAGCAATGGTGGCATGTCACCGACTTTCTCGAGTAAGGGAAAGGCCTGGGTCAGCCTTGGTGCTTTGAAGACTCACATCCGCTGTCTTGTTGAGAAGAGCCATTATGATAAGGTGAATCCTTTGGAGCCTTGGCGTAAGATTACCAAATCCCTTCCAGAGGATTGGGAGATCGTTGAGTTCGTGATCGTTGAATCGAATACGGATCTCATTCGTCCCGCCAGCACCATCGTTGATGTGATGAAGCGCCGTGAAACATTGGTGCATCATCACGGTGAGGCCTTTGCCAATCTAGTGGATCGTTTGGAGAAGAACGGCCAAGAGGTTGAGTACCAGTGGTGTTTGTGTAGCAAAGACCCCTACCGCCATGCTGGAATTCAGGTAGAGCTCTTGACTCTCTTGAAGTCTAAGAAGCTCAAGAGGGGCACTGACATTCAGACAGCGACCCTAGGTGGTGATACCGCAGTGGCATTCAAGGACAAGAGTCAGGCGATGTTGTTCAAGCTTGAATTCAAACACAAGCTCACGGCTGTGAATCTCAAGGAATTCGTAGAAACAAATCTTGACAGTTAGACTGTCTGGCTAAATAATGGCATAGAATTGGTTGCGAATCCCGCGTTGTGGGGTTACCCAACTGCTCTAACATCAAACACCCATCCTGAAAGGTGAGGTATCATGTCGCATATCAAGACCATCCTCGAGATCAGCCGCCAAGACCAAGTGGGCCCACTGAGCTCCTGGTTCGCCGGGCAACTCGAAAAGTCGATTCAAATCGGCCACTACGCACTTCCCTCTCAAGTCCAAAAGGACGGCGAGGCCATTATCGAATGGTTGACCAAATACCGTGAACAGACGGGCTGCTCGACAGCTACCATGGGAATCAGCGGCGGCGTTGATTCGGCCCTCACGGCGGCCCTGCTCAAGCAAGCCGGCTGGCGCGTCCTCGGCTACGCCCTTCCCATTCACCAAGACCCCACGGAGACCGAACGCGGTCGTGAAGCTGCAGAAGCTCTCGGCCTCGAGTTCGAAGTCTTCGACGTCTCGGATACCTACGATGCGCTGGTGAAGTCCGTGGCGGTCCTGGACCCCACCCTCACTGATCCCAACATGGCCGATGATTTCGGCGTCAAGGTTCGTCGGGGCAACATTCGGGCGCGGTCGCGGATGATTCCACTCTACAACATGGCACACCGTCACGGCGGTCTGGTGGCCAGCACGGACAACCTGTCGGAGTTGCAGGCTGCATTCTTCTCCCTGCACGGTGACGTCGGTGATATCTCGCCCATCCAGGCCTTCAACAAGAGCTGGGAGATTCCCATGCTGGCCAAACTGTTCGGTGTTCCAGAAGCTACGTGGCGCGCCAAGCCCACTGACGGCCTGGGTATTGCCGCCGGCGATGAAGCCCAGCTGGGTTGCACCTACCTGGAATGGGACCTCATGTTCCAGGCGATGAGCACGGCCCACCTGGCTGTGTCGACTCTTCCCGCGAAGAAAGACTTCATCATCTCGCAGATGGAATTCGAGGGTGACGAGCGCGCCATGCAGGTGTTCGAGTTGGTCTACAACCGCGCCGGCCGCAACTGGTTCAAGCGTATGAACCCCGTGAACTTCGAGCATCCTCGCCTGCGTACTCTGAGCGCACTGGAGCGCACTGACCGCAAGATGTTCTGGCCAGAGGTGGTTCGGTCGGGAGCGAGCAACTAATGGCTCATCCCAACCTCGCCCGCCGCGCATACGATCATCAGTTTCGGTACGACTGGATTGTCCGTGATCTTCTGGATACGGACTTCTACAAGCTGCTGATGCTCCAGTTCATCTGGCGCAACTTCCTGTTCGTCCGTAACGTGTTCAAGGTCATCAACCGTACCAAGACGGTTCGACTGGCCGATGACATTGATATCGATGAGCTGCGGGCGCAGTTGGATCACGTCCGGACCCTGAGCTGGTCCAATCAGGCCATCAACTACCTGAAGTCACAGGAATTCTACGGCAAGCGTGATCTGTTCTCCAGCGGCTTCCTGGACTACCTGATTAAGACGTGGAAACTCAGCGACTATACGCTGGGTTATGAGGGGCGGCTGGGTGAAGGCTGGGAACACGCCAAGATCCGAACCGGCCAGCTTGAGCTGACGTTCCACGGCACGTGGGCCGAGGTTACGATGTGGGAGATCTACGCTCTAACGATCATCAACGAGATGCGTAACCGCAAGCTCATGGCAGACATGAGTGAGCTGGATCTGGACATCATGTACGCCCAGGCCAAGACCAAGCTGTTCAAGAAGCTTCAACGCCTGAAGGGTTCGACTGCGAAGATCGCAGAGTTCGGTACTCGTCGTCGGCACGGACACCTCTGGCAGGAGTTCGTCATCCAGATGATGATAGAGCACCTGGGCGAGAACTTCGTCGGCACCAGTAACGTCTACTTCGCTATGAAGTACGGTCTCAACGCCATCGGGACCAACGCGCACGAACTTCCCATGACCCTGGCTGCTCTGGCCAAGGACGATGAGGAACTCAGGGAATCGCAGTACAAGGTCTGCCAGCTCTGGCAGGACGACTATCGTGGTGGTCTGCTGGTCATGCTCCCCGACACCTTCGGGACCACACAGTTTCTCAAGAACGCTCCACTGTGGTTGGCGGACTGGAACGGTGCTCGTCCCGACTCGAAGAAGCCCCTTCCCGGTGGTGAAGAGCTGATTGAATATTGGCAAGAGCACGGCCAGGACGCTACGCAGAAGCTGGTTATCTTCAGCGACGGAATGGACGTCCGCATCGACGGCTTCGAACCCAACGGTGAAGATATCATTGATGTGCATGAGCACTTCAAGGGACGGATCCGTGACAGCTACGGCTGGGGAACGATGGCTACCAATGACTTCATCGGCTGCCACCCCACGGACCCGGATCGCATGAAGGCGATCTCGCTGGTCTGCAAGGTTGATTCGGCAGAGGATCGCGCTGCGGTCAAACTGTCGGACAACTACACCAAGGCAACCAGCAGCAACCCTGAGGAAATTCAACGCTACCGAGACGTGTTCGGCCATGAAGGCATGGCCGATGCTCCGGTTCTAGTCTGAGGAAACAATGAAGTATTTCATCCGCGGTGGTATCTACACCGATATGTCGTTCACCACCGTGACTCCGGGTACCGAAGAGGAATACGGTCCCTTTGATACCTACGTGGAAGCTGCTGATGCCTGGAAGGGCTACATGTTCGCCAAGGTGGATATCTGCCCACACCGTCTGAGCATTATTCCTGAGGAATAATCTAGACAAACTCTGATTCTAGTGTAGATTCAGAGTAGAAGAAAAGGAGCATCCATGCACAGTTATCCCTTCCGAATGTCGAGCAACACGGCCACCATGCTGGTAATCGACCGTAACCCTGACGACCTTCTGATGAGCCGGGTGTGCATTGGTATCCGCGGCCGTAACGTGGAAGTTCATCCCAGCAAGCCAAGTCTGCCGGGTGGCTTCATGGAGGCTAAGTTCTCCGCAGCGCAAGCGGCCTTTATGCTCAAGGGTAGCACCTCGGACTTCATTCCCCCTGATCTGCATCCGGGTGAAGATCTCGAGACCACTGCCTTGCGTGAGCTCAAGGAAGAGCTCTGCACAGACTTCGAACGTGGGCAGCTCGTTCAGTATTACACCTGCAGCCTACCGGGTCTGGATCCGCGGGCTCATGTTGTGAACCTCTGCTTCTACCTCGAAGCAACTCCCGAACAAGTCGCATCGATCAAGGCCGGTGACGACCTCGAGGAGATCGAATGGTGGACCGTATTGGACTGCCTAGAAATGTACCACGAAATCGCCTTCAATCACCGAGACCTGATGCAACGTGGCCTCAAGGCTTGGGCAAAGGAAGAGCGCTACAAAGAAATGGAGGCCCAACTTGGCCGACCGGCGTAAGTTCGCGGAGATTAAGAATCCGCAAAAGCGTGTTGGCTTGGCCAATATGCGTACCCAACCCATGCACTTGGGACACCTGGGTATTCTGAATACCATGATTGGTGCCTGCGAGACTGTGATCCTCGGCCTGGGCTCTGCTCAGAAGGCTCCGGACGAACATGATCCCTGGCCCATCGACAACCGCATTCAACAGGCCCGCAATGTCTACGGTGATCGGATCAAGATCATCCCCCTGAATGATCTGGGAACCACGGCGGGCACCAACGATTGGATCGATTACGTCTTGGATAAGGCTCAGAAGCTGGGCCTTCCCGAACCGACTGATTACTACACGGGCAGCGAGGCCGACGCCATCTGGTATCGGGAACGCTTCTACCGCAAGTTCTTCAGCCCCGTCCCCGAGGATGTCACTCTGCCTCCTGTCTGGGACGAGAGTGTAGACGAAGCCTACGATGGCTATTATACCGAGGGTGGCGTCCTGCGCCATCTTCATATTCGCGCTCGGGATATGACGCAAGTTCCCAGCGCAACCGAGATCCGTACCTTCATGGCACTTCGCAATGATGGGTGGAAGCGGTTCGTCCCCCAGGTTAACCATTCACTTGTGGAGGAGACTTATCCACAAGAATTCAGAGTGAAGAATTCCTAAGGATCTTTTTAACCTTTTCTCGGAGGCTGGCCGCGGCAGACATCTTTGCTTTTGCTTCTGGACTACAAACTCTACCCACAGCCTTCATACGACGAGCCTCTCGGGCTTCAGGGTCTAGGCTATCCCAATAGGTTGATGCACTCTTTGACATCAAACTCTTGGTATCATCACTTGCTTTGGTTCCGAAACGATGACTGTCCTCTCCAGGTTTATGAGGGTTGTTGTTCCTCATGTATTCTTTGAAAGATTCTGGTTTGGTTTTGCCTTTTGAAGAAGGTGGATTTGCAGACACACATAGATTGGTAAGTATGCCTTTCTCATCAAATCTCCTCCTACCAAGATCTTTGATGAGTTTCTCTTCGAGTTGATACGCATCGGCTTCGGAGAGGTCATCGGATATGATCTTAATCACTGGCTCCAAACCTTCTGATCTGATCTGTCCAATAACATTGTCCTTGTATGGATTTTCACCTTTTGTGTAACCCTTCAAATGGTTGAAGGCGCGAGTCCCAGTGCCCTTTCCGATATAGAAGGGAAGTTCAGTTCTCGGGTCACAGAGTGAATAAACATAGAAAGACATAGACAAACGACCGATCCTAAGTATTATGATCGTGTATTTATACGTCAATCATTCACTGGTTGACGAAACCTACCCGGAAGAGTTCCGGGTAAGGAAACCTGGAGAATAAAATGACCAACACCATCGAACTACTGTCCACCGATGCACTCATCGTTGTGGATCCGCAACTGGACTTCTGCCCCGGCGGCGCTCTTGCCGTGACCGACGGCGACGAAGTCATGCCACTGATCGTGAACCTGATGGGTCGCTTCGACACCGCCGGCGCCACTATTGTGTTCACCCAGGACTGGCACACTCAGGACCAAGTCAGCTTCGCTTCCAACCACGGCGTCGCCCCGTTCACTGACATCGAGGTCAGCTACGGAACGCAGACGACCTGGCCCGACCATTGCCTGCAAGGCAGCACGGGCGCAGACTTCCACCCCTCACTGAACATGAACAAGGTGGACCTGATCATCCGTAAGGGTGCCCATCCCACCATTGACAGCTACTCGGCTTTCAATGAGAACGACCGCACGACCAGCACTGGTCTGGCCGGACTGCTCCGTGATCGTGGTATCACGCGCGTCTTCCTCGTGGGTCTGGCTTACGACTTCTGCGTGGGCTACAGCGCACTGGATGCCGTGACTGAAGGCTTTGACGTCATCATCCTCAAGGACGCCACCCGTGCCATCGACCTCAACGGCAGCGTGGCTATCATGGAAGAACAGTTCACCCTGGCGGGTGTTCAACTTGTGGACAATCTGAACCCCTACAATGGGTAGGATTATCCGGGCACCGGAGACCTGGGAGCGCACCTACGCTCCTGGTGTCTTCCTTGCAGGTGGCATCTCGAACTGTGTGGACTGGCAGGAAGCTGTCGCTCATAAAATCTCCCAGGCGACCGACTTGGATGTGATCAATCCTCGGCGCTATGACTGGAACATGGACAGTCAGAGCGAAGAGAGTATTGCCCAGATCGAGTGGGAATACAAGCAGATCCACGACTGTGATTATATGCTGTTCTGGTTCTGTGAAGAGACACTCTGTCCTATCACGCTCTATGAGTTGGGTATGGCCGTGAGTCGTCGAGAACTTCGTAGGTCTCCCGATCATGTGCCGCTCGTCGTGGGTGTGCATCCCAACTATCAGAGAAAGCTGGACGTCTACACTCAGGTTGGATTGCATCGTCCCGAGGTCACCCTATATGAGGATCTCGACTTTATGGTTGATGAGTTCGTAGCTCAGTATCTGGAAGCATCCAAGCGTTGACACTTTGGAGAGGTAGTGTACTCTCTCCTACATGGAAACGCCGCACAAATATCCGTCAACGCTGCATTGGGTCGATAGTCCCGAGGTGCACCGTGATGACAACGTGCATCAGCACCCGGAGAACTTCCTCAACGTCGAGGTCGTGATCTCCGAGAAGCTTGATGGCGGCAACACCTGCCTGTGGAAGGGTGACGTTTACGCTCGCTCCACGGGACAGCCTGCCACGCAGGGTTGGTTCGCCATGGTGAAGAAGCATCACGCCTGGAAGACCATGAGCCTCGATTCCTCGTACCAAGTCTACGGTGAGGACCTCTACGGCATTCACAGTATCGAATACGAGGCTCTCCGTGAGGATGAGACCTATCGGGTGTTCAACATCCGAGAAGACGATACTTGGATGAGCTGGGACGATATGCAGGAACTGGCAGGTGATCTCGACCTCATGACCGTGCCCACCTTGTTCCGTGGAACCTTCGATCGTGTCCAAGACATCACGGCTTGGATGCAAGAGCAAATCAATCTGCCCAGCAGCATAGGTGGTCCCCGTGAGGGATTCGTGATGCGCTATGCTGATGCGTTCCATAACGATGACTTCCAGGCACGGACGGCCAAGTTCGTTCGAAGGGGCCATGTGCAAACCGATGAGCACTGGACCAAGAACTGGAAGCCCATTCCCTTGGTGAAAAGCTAATGAGCTGGACCTCCATTACCACTCGCGTGGGAGTCGCGGCTAGTATGCCAAAACCGGCCGAGCCCATTGATGTGGGTTTGGAGGCCATGGCCTCGCGACTGGATATGCACCCCAGGGTGGTCAAGGTACTCATGGCATCGGCTCTCAAGAGCGACCACGAGGGCATCCAAAAGCAAATCGCGGATCTCCTGGTCATAACGAAGATGACTCATCCCGAGGCGGCGGCCAAGGAAGCCGCCCAGATCGCGTTTGAAGAGAAGCTACGCATTCAAGAGGAGAGGCAGAAGCGAGAGCAGGCCCTTGCTCAGATGGATGCGTATCGCCGGCAAGAGCAGAGAGAAAAGGACGTTGAGGCTAGGCTTGGAGCGGCACGTCACCAAAATCTCCTTAACGCTCAGAAGGTCGTGGATGAACTCTACGACAAGATCAAGGGTGGGTTGAGTTTTGACCGCCTGGGCTATCAGGAGCAGAGTCTCGTAGGAGCGATCACTGATCTTCATGGTAACCATATCGAGCGTGGTGGCTTCCTGTGGTTCAAGGTGACCTGGACTGGACCTACGATCCAGCTTGATCGAAATCATGAGCTCTACGAGTGGTTGAAGAAGAATCGCTTTGCGCTCTTTGCCGAGGAACCCAAGCGCGTCAGCCATGGCTTCTACACCAGGTGGGAGGAGTAATGGCCTATAGTGAAGCCCTGAGTTCGCTGGTGGATGGCTACGACGCTGGAACGGCTACCATCATCCCTCCAGTGGAGGAGGATGCACGGCCCAGATGTATCTTGGTTCGACCCACTATCATCTCTGCCAAGGTCAAAGCCGATTCGCATGAGAAGGTGTCTACAGAGAAACTTGCTTCTCTTCCACTAGAACCAATTGACCGGCCACCACCGTCTGCTGAGCCCTACCGATCTCTAGGTAAGAAGTACAACGTCTGTGGTGTTGAGTTGGAATTCATCATGAAAGCTCTGCTTCATGATGAAAATGAAACCGTAGATCGTGCGTTCCGTCAATTTCTCATGATTGCCAAGTTGAGTGCTGTTGAGCCACTTGAACAAGCCCATACTCTAATCCGAAATACTGATGATTTGAATCGCACCGTGCGCGAAACTTGGATTAGTAATACTGCGGCAATCAAACAGAGAAACGCGGCATTGAAGCGCCGTCTCACCCAGGCCAAAAAGGCCATGGATGCTCCCTGGCAGGGCGTACTGTCTACCCTCAAGACTCTTCTCGAGGAAGACAATCGTGTTGAAAGTCTGCACCCTCATGACTTCTTTATGGTTCAGGCCATGCAGAAGCATATGGGTAAGAAGCTGGTGGTGATCCGTGATGGTAAGATCAGGATCAAGTTCGACGACCTCAAGATTCTCAACGCTGACTTTGGTCTTCGGGTCATGGAAACCGCTCTGGCTATGAGCGATCGGTACCACGCGAATGCGGTACAAGACTGGCTGAATGATCGTAAGAACGTCAAACAGATCCGAGAAATCCTTGAATCGCCCATGGTGACTAAGCTCAAGACCCAAGAAGTCAATGAGATGACGCGGATCGTCCTCGCTGCTGACAAGCGGATCATCATAGTCACCGCAGATGGAGATGTCTGCGATGGCGGACCGCGTATCAAGGGTCAACCTCATGTGGTCTATGAACAGGAAGAGCGTTGGAATAGTTACAGCAAAAACGGTGGTTATCAGAACATCACAATTGACTTCGGCAATAGGTCAGTATGGGAGCTCGAGAGAATAAGACGCCATCTAAAGGATTACACTTCCTAAACGGTTGACGATCTCACCATCAGTGTTACTCTGAATTAAGAAATAAGGAGAACCCGATGACCATGTTTGAAAGCCCTCTCATGACCCCGTTCGTGGATCTCGGTGAGGCGACCGCCGATGTGGTTTCTCCCCTCTCGCAGGAGAGTCAATTGCTTCTGAGCGTTCTCAAGGAGTTCGGCTTTCAGGGCGTGATCGGTAAGGTGCGTCGTGGCCCGGTGGTCACCATCCACGAGTTCATCCCCAGCGGTGGCGTGAAGATGCGCAACATCATCGCTTGCGCTGACGACATCGCGCGTAACATGGCGGTGCAAAGCTGCCGCATCGCAACCGTGCCCGGAAGCAAGGCTCTGGGCTTTGAAATCCCCAACCAAGTTCGTGAGACGGTCAAGTTCAGCGACATGCTGAAGTGGCTGGAATACAATGCTGGTGACATGGTTCTGCCCATGGCCATCGGTGAGAGCATTGATGGCGAGCCAGTAGTCGCAGACCTGACCAAGATGCCTCACCTGCTGGTTGGTGGCACCACGGGCTCGGGTAAGAGCGTGGGACTCAACACGATGATCCTGAGCCTGGTCGAACGCTACAAGGCCGATTACGCCCAGTTCGTTATGATCGATACCAAGATGCTTGAGCTGGGTGTCTACAACGGCATCCCGCATCTGCAACGGCCGGTGATCACCGACGCGGAACAGGCCGTGTTGGCCCTCAACGATGTCGTGCAGGAGATGGAACGTCGGTACAAGCTCATGGCGGACTTCCGTGTCCGTAACATCAAGAGCTACAACGACTTCATGCAGGAAGCTCGTGACGCCAACCATGTCTTCAAGTTCACCGATCAAACGGGTGAGACCATGGGCGGTATGCCCATCTACGAAAGCCGCATCGTTGAACCCAAGGCCCTGCCCTACATCGTGGTTGTCATTGATGAAGTGGCGGACCTCATGCTCGTGGCGGGCAAGGAAGTGGAGAAGGCGGTACAGCGACTGGCTCAGATGGCTCGGGCTGCTGGCATCCACCTCATCATGGCCACCCAACGGCCGTCGGTCGATGTCATCACCGGGACGATCAAGGCGAACTTCCCCAGTCGGATTGCATTCCAGAGCGCCAGCGCCATCGACTCCCGGACCATCCTGGGTGCAATGGGTGCCGAGAAGCTGCTGGGTATGGGAGACTTGTTGATGAGCCTCACGGGTAGTGAACCCCGTCGAGTCCACGGTAGTTTCATCAGCGATGCCGGCGTCCAAGAAGTTGTTGATCGGTTGCGCGTCTAGAATATAGACAAATCTGGTGTGTTGAAAATAGGCTGGTCTCATAGGGGCAATATCCCCAGGAGACCAGCTTGTCCACCCTTACTGACATTGAAGATCAAGCCTTTCTTGTAGATCTACTTACCCAATCGAGTGAGGATCTAAAGGATCTACTCGACCATCTCACAGATGGCTTTCAGGAGAGATTTGGCGAAGAAGCCAATCCCCTGTACCTGCATATTCAGCTTCTCTCGCAGCATCTAGGCCGCGCCATAGCGCAGGGACCATTAGATATGCGGGCGCAACTCATGAGTGAAGCACGGGATCAAGAGGCCCTTGTGCTCGCGCATTGGGATGAACCTGACGAAGATGATCCAACTGGCCTCTTGGGCATGAGTACCAAAGGTAGCGCATGATCGCGTATATGATTAGAAACAAGACTACTGGTAAGTTCTGGAATGGACGAGCCTCTTGGAGTCAATGGGCGGACACCGGCCGACAGTGGAGAAAGAAGAAGGGTGTGGAGGATCAAATCGCCTACTACTTCCGCTACCATGTTCGATACAAGGCTGGCCTCCCTCTGACCTTGGACGACTGGGAGATTGTTGAAGTCGACGTGGCGCCTCTGGTTCAGAAGTCCGAGGACATCGTGGGTCTTATTCGCCATGTGAAGATCCGCCAAAAGCTCTCGGAGACCAGTGAGAACTTCAGCAGTTTCTTGAGTATGATGCGAGACAAAGGAGTCGAGGACACCATTGAATTCATCATGGATCTGGAACCCACGCCGGGACAACGCTGGGTGGACCGGGACCGTATCAAGGAAGCTCGTGCCCAACTTCGCGGCATGGGTATCAAGACTCGTACCTTCCGAGAATACCGTGGAATGTTTGGGTTCTTGGATCGCCAGCAGGCCATGCAAGCCCGCCTGGTTCTTAACGCCAAGCGGTTCATCGATGTGTCGGCTATTCGGAAAGAAGTGGACGGTGCGGTCTAAAAACGGTTGACCTTTGGTGTCCTGAGTTTACTCTGAACGTAAGAGTTAAGCAAAGGAGATCTAAATGGCAACCGTGCTTCAAGACTTCGGCCGTGATTCGGAACGCTTCGGTGACATCCCCTTCTACTACGGCTTCCCGCATCGCTTCTACTTCGGCCAACACCAGATCATGCCCGAGGATGTGGAGACCTGGTGCCGTGAGAACTGCCGGGGTTACTACAAGACGGTGACCTACACCCACAAGTCGTCCAAGCGGGACCGCAAGGGCAACTACGATGAACGGGTCATCTACGTGGACAAGATCTACCTGGCCAGTGACGAAGACGCGATGCTGATCAAGCTGAGCTTCAACGTCACAGACCAGATCGTCAAGGGCCGGCCGCGTATCAAGAACCGCCGCAAGGTTCGGCGTATCAAGACCAAATAAGGAGATGACGTGACCAAAGAACAGAAAGCAAAGGTGTGGGCCTGGGGGATCTATTGGTCCTTCATGGCCTACTATGTCGCGGCCTACATCACCCAGGACAGTTTCCTGCTACGGCATCTCGAACTGGTGGTCAACGTGGACCTCTGGATCTTCACCCTCATTCCCGCATTGCTCATGGCGGGAGGTGTTGCCATCATGCGCCGCAACATACCATCCATGCTCAGAGAGATGCGGGAGAAGGGTGCCACCGAAGAAAACATTGCCAACTTCCTGGAGGTAGTAAGACCCAAGGTCACCGGAGAGAATGGTGTGGCCCTTGTGAGTGCTCTATGGTTGAGTATCATGGTCAGTCTGCTGGGATTGCATTTCCAGGCTATCGCGATGCTGTCCATCACGGTACTGGCCCACAGTGTTCTCATTCTTTTGCCTATTAAGAAAGTTGACGAGATCACTCCCGTAATCTAAAGTAAAGATGTAGTAGCCTGGGATCGTAGCCCTTGTTAGTGGTGGAGAAACCATTCACCGACGGCAAGGACCGACCAGGCGGTCCGGTAGGGACGGGGTGGTTACCGTTGTACCTACTTCAAGTAAGTGCCAGCGTATCTTACAGTTGAGCGAGGACTGCGGAAGTCGTCAACGCGCTGGGCGAGGATCAGCAAGTCCCTAATAAGGACTTGCGTGTAGGATGATTTGGCGTAAACTGGCAGCATGTCTGATCCAGTTTACGCCAAACTCATATTCAATGAGTTCCATGTAGAATATACGAATGACCCTTACGATACCGAGGGCTTCGAGGTATTCACCGCGCGTGAACTTCATCTCAATGGCTTCAAGACTGTTCCCACCGTCGAGGAATTCGTAGCCTCTGCGGAGGGAAACTGGGGTGTTGATATCAAGGAGGTCAAGGACAAGTATGGCAACGTCCTCTACCCTACTCAATAAACTGAGCTGGAATGGTCTGATCATCATCTTTGCAATCAAGACGATGATGACCGATGGTTCGATGTACACCGACTTCAGCCGGCAGACTTTTGATGACTGGGAGGATCTGTCATTCAAGGACTGGAAGGTTCCACCTAGCAGTCCCTATCCTGACATTGATGAGATCCTTGCAGAGCTCTACAACTATTCCTTTGGTGAAAGCCCTCTAGCAGTTTTTGATAAGAACCGGAACCTCATCTGGGAACGGGACACTGGTGCTTGGGAGGCTAGTGGCCTCCCAGTTCCTTGAGTTCCAACCTTCTACCCAAATCTCTACAAGGTATGTAGTTGACGAATCAGGAACTGGCGTTACACTGAAGACTCAACTACGAGACTGGGCTGCAATGCCTGAAGGGGGTCGGTATCCCTGGGATGATCCACATGGACCTTGTACGTCCGGATGAGTCCTGTACGCCTACGGCCAGTGCGGCTGCGGCGGTTCTCCTTCGGGAGGGTCTGGTGCTTTAGGGTCCAGGTGGACCCGGTGGGAGGTGAGGATTCTCCCCTTAGTTGTAATCGCCGTCTATCTTCTCAAGTGTGAAGAAGCTGGCCTCGTCTGTGTCATCAACAGCCGTGCGATAACCAAGCTCAGCAACCTGACCCTTAAGCTTCCTTGCGATCGCCATGTAGAGTGAACTCTTGTTGTCATAGCTTTTGTCAGCGGCAAAGCGGAGTTCTTCGGGTTGCTCGTCAGCTAAGAAGTCTTTGATGCCCTGTACGACATGACCGAGGACCTGAATGGCACCACTGCCTTGTTGCCCCGTGTTACCCATCTCGAAGTCTGTGGTCTCTTTATCACGAGCACCGAAAATGATGTTCCAGATGTTGTTATGACCATGTAGGAATACACCAGTGAAATCCTGCTCCCCTACACCAAAACGAAAGACCTGTTTACCATGGGATTTCTCCCAATTAAGGTCTTTGTCATCAAAGGTTTCGGTTACGATTTCACGCCATCTCATGTGGTTATTTACTCCAAAGAGTCTGTCCGCTACAATAAGGAATGACTCGAGAAGAACGCTCCTCATTCCTCCGCGAACAATTGATTCGCAATGGTACCTATACCGAAGAAGTGATGGCCAAGGCCGAGCAGATCTTCTATGATACCCACCCTCGTGGTCTCACGTCTCCCTTCCAGCACTGGATCGAAACGGCTAGTGCGCCAACACAAAGCTACTTTGCCAAACTGGCACGGGTTGCTCTGGCTAATGAAGAGAAGCTAAAAGCAGAAGGTGAAGTGACTACTCTTAAGTAGTGAACGGAGTAGTCGGTGCGGATTGGAGGCGGCCGCATAGGTCGCTTGCTGGACTTGTCCGGTAGTTGGAAGAGCATAAATCACTCGGCTGGTATAGGGCCGGACTGTTCGAGGACAGGGACGGGAACGATAATTCCGTATGAAACTTTTCCGGAGGATCCTGGGTCGGGGAAGCCCAGGGCTTCACATTAGAGTTCTAGACTCCCATCAGGTTTGATAGTCACGGATTCTAGACCATCAATGATGGCTTGGAAGTTGGCATTCCGCAGAGCTTCATGTTCGCGCACGATTGACCGCTTCTGCTCATTGAGCTTGATCTTACGCTTCTGAGCCTTACGGGTCTTGGCTGCTTGGTGTAGTCTGGACTGACTAGTTGGCTTCTTCATGGGGACCTCCGTTATGGTCTGATATTTAGTTGACCCCAATGTTTGGTTTCAGTATAAGTAGAAATGCACACCTGCCCAGGTGGCGGAACGGTAGACGCGCAGCCTTGAGGTGGCTGTGTCCGAAAGGACGTGGAGATTCGAATTCTCTCCTGGGCACCAAACTGTTGTTCTCCTAGAACATCAGCCAGCAGGGACCGGGTAACCGGCCCTTTGATATGACGAGAGTTACTGCTGGACGCTAATGTTGCCTGGGTCGATAAAGGGGCTGGGCGACTTCTTCGGATAGGCGTAACACTGGATCTAGGGGAAGGGGCATGAAGTCAACCCGTTATCTCCGGGGACGAATGGTGTGGGGTGAGGAAACCCATCAACAGTTAGAGATTCACAGAGCCCCAGCGGCGGCATCCGGATGCCAAAGTAGAGGCTGGATGCAGTCGACCTAGGAAGCTGCGGCGTGCCGTGGTGGAGGAAGGGTGCTGGCGAGAGGGGATGCCAGCCTGTGGATACTACAGAGGCCTCCTGTCGTGGGATCAAGGCCTGGAGCGAGCGCTGGTCCCAGAGGGATAATTGTGATGGCACAACCGGCGGTGAGGGGACGAGGAACCTCTCCTGTAGATCGACTACTGAACCCTGTGAGTAATATGCGGATGCTGAGCTCGTGTGCCAATATGGACCTCCTGAATATCAGGCACCGGGGTTGGTTGCTGTAGTCAAGGTGTTTCTAGTGAACTGGCGTCTTGACGGTGATGGGAATGTGGAGTCCATCCAGTAGTTGACATTCTGGAATCCAATGTTACACTATGGCTTTGCAGAGGAGACATTTATGGGACTAATCATTATCGGCCTCACCCTGGTCGGCGCTGTGGCCTATCTCATCTTCGGTCCGAAGCCGGAATATCCCATGACTCCCGAAGAAGAAGCCGAAGACATCGAACTGTGGCGTGGCCTCTGAACCAGTCCTATTGGACTTGGATATCCTTTCAAGCCATGGACCTCGAAACGAGGCTTCGTGGCTGGAAGTACGTCAATGAAGATTGGCGATCCAGTGAATACGACATAATCAGGCACAACTTCGAGGCCTGTAACGACAACGACGACGCTGTCCGGTTCATATATGATGAAGAACTGGAGCGCCTTCTACGGCTCTGGATAGTATGTGGTCAGGATGATGTGCTGACCAAACTTTCCTGGGTATGATTCACGAGAATTAGAAATAGACAAGTGCTTCTTCCCGCACTATTCTAAAGGAAGATTTGCTGCTAAGGCGAGTGTGGGTGCATCTCTTGTACGACCCATCTAGTCCGGGCCCGCAGGAGCGATAAAGGTTCCTGCCCGGAGCAAGCTTGGTTGCTATGGTGCTCACTTTGAATGGGTTCCGGTGTGGGAAACGAGGATGCCCACTAGCAGCAAGTCTATAATGACTACCCGATCGACCGCCTGTTACTATTTAGAATGACAGGCACATTGGCATTGACGTGGGACGTTTCAGATCTCACGGAAATACTCCAAGGATCAGGTAGCAGTAATATGTACGATCATTTCGTCTCCCGAGTAGTACTCAATCTTCTTCGCACCTGGAAGCCTACGTTCACTGAGGACAACTTCCTCA